CCGCTATTGGACCTGGCCTAAAAATCCAACTCGATGGCATTGGATGATTGTAAGACGCATCCTCGTAATCAGAAAAATTCGTGACAATCGCAGCGAAGTGATATTCGATTTCCCGCGCACCATCGCCGCCAGGGATGGGCGTTTTATCGTTATCCGGCCCAAGGTATAGGCCAGAACTTGAACTGTTGCGGAGAACCCAGGGCCGTTCGTTTCCCGCGCAATCTGCAATCGCAGCCGACATAGTGACCGGCTGATAGGAGTTCCCCGTGCTCCAATCGGAGCCGAGGATGCCCAAATCCCAAACCCCTGTAGGAACTTGAGAGCCAAATGCCTCGTTAAATGTAGGCTCTGTTGCGTAGGTTAAATTTCCCCAGTCGTTTTCGCCAAAAAAAGAAACCAGAGAATCCTCTGTCGCTGCATCTTCCCCCGGCCTCGCAATAGAGGCATTGCCTACATTCCACTGCTCACTTCCACCGGATGTTAGGTCTGTCCGCATAGCCTTAAATGCCCAGGGCTTTAGATAAGGATTGTTCCCCATGTAGCACTGGTTCAATACAGCACAGGCAACACCCCTAAAGGCGGGTATGTCATCACCTAGAACAGACTGTAGATAAGAGTTTTGTGTTTGAGCAGGCAGGCCCATCTCAATATCTACAGGGCCGGAGACTCCCCCCTCCCTCTTATCTCCTCCGAAGAGAGACGGTGCGTCAATCTCGATCACACCGCCAGCACTAAAGCCCGTCCAAGCGGTACGGTCATCTACTTGAACTTCAAGAATTGAGTCTAAAGGCCCATGAGCGAGGGCCATGTGTACCCCTAGATTATATTTATACCCTATCGTTTGCTTCTTACTTCCGCCGGGCACGGGCCACCTCAATCACTCTCAAAGCCATGGCGTCACCGGTTGAAGCGATGACGGACTCATCCAATCCCTCTTTCAAAAACAGCGACCAGTTAAGGTTGTGTCTTTCGAAAAAAGCCCTCGCTCCTTTTGAGCACATCTTCGCCGCCCTGACGTCGCGCATGGTTATTTTCACTTCTTCCCACCCTTAGACTTAATCGGCGTGGTCTTTAAGTCCCCATACCAAACGACATTAGCGCCTCTAATGTAACGACAACCAAATAGAACAGGGATCTCCCTCCCCTCCTCCGCTGTTGGTAGTTGGATCTCCGAAATACCGGCAGGGGGCGGGGTGTTGGACTTCGGGCGAAAGATGATAGACATGAACAGCGAGACAAGAATGTTCGCTATGATCGCCTGCCATGCCATTAGACAATACTTCCCGTTACGTTACCTTGGAACGGCGACTTCGATGGGATGTACGGGTAGCCGCCAAAATTCAGCAAGTTTGAAAATCGGCCATTACAATCCGTCGTCGTATGATCACACCCTGGGTACAGGGTACAAGGGGGCAAAGGACTGCCGACCGTCAAATCATTGAAGGGATAGAGCAGGGTCAAAACCCAGCCAGCCTGCGCGACGATGTTTCTCTTTGTCCCATCTGAAAGCTCTACTATCCCACCCACGAAATAATCTGAAGGAATCTCGGGAGATGGGGTGACGGCTGTAACCGTTATGGTGTCACCCGACACTGCCGTGATAGTCGTGGCATTGGCGAAGCTGGCCTGTGTCACACCACAGTCAGTAGAGTACAAAGCGTGCCTACAGGTCTTTTGATACCGCGCCCTTAAGCCTGGCCTTTGCATCGAGGTGAAGATATCCTCACAGTTCAAGGTCACACTGTCGCTGTCAGCTTGTACTGAGGAAACCCTGCCCTTCCAGTACAAATCTCCAGGTATAGTAGGCTCGTGGCTTCTGTAGATCGTTAGGGACGTAGCGCCCTCTGGCACCCTGCCTAAGAATATCTGCGCTAAGGCGTTGTCTCTCGGCAGTTCAATCTGTATCCCGTTCTTGGCTATCTCGCTAGTCGTGATGATTTGTGAAAAGGATATGGCCGCAGGGGTGTACGTCCCATTTGAATCGGTCATCTCATATGCGGAATTTGTGTATCTATAGTCCGTACCATCTGCGGAGAAGGCGAACTTATAGACAGGATTGCCGTCTTGAATTGACGATTCAGCGAGAGGGCTGCTCATGGGACGGGGATCTCCCTACACGGTACGGCTATCACTGCGCCTATCCCGTTTTCGTGGGTAATCTCCACCCGGTCAGTGTCTAGTCGTGAACAGATTAGATAGCTGATTCTCTCAGCACTACTCACGGGGACGCTTGAGTCAATCGTTAAATCCACAGTCGGCCTCCCACCTACCGGAGTTCCAGCTACCGAAGCCGTCACTTGTCGGTAGTATTTTGTTCCCCCTGAGAGGATTTCGATGTCGAATCCAAAAGGCCGGGCCAGCACATCATTATAAACAGTGACGGTAGTGCCAGAGATTGAAATTGCAACCAGATCCTTAGCCGAAGTCGATAGCCAAAAGGCTTTCTGTCTGCCCTTCCTTGAGTGTAACCATTGTCGAAGTGTGTACAGTTCCGACTGTGTGAGGGTGTGCCATCGCATTTGGAATGTGTAGTCAATGTCATCCCTCGCTCTAAGATAGGCCATGTCCCCAACAGAGTTACCAAAGGTGGATAGCGGGAAGGCTTCTATCTCGGTGAATGTCCCAGATGAAATAACAGGGGAGTCTGTCATCACGTCATGGGATCTATACTGAGGATACGAACTGGCGGAAATGTCATAGTCATCCGAAAGGATAAACGTCAGCGCGGCGTTATTGATATTCGCGGGCTGTCGCTCAATAGAAAGCCCTTCAGGAGCCTCACCTCTCCAAACAGGCATGACGCTAGGGGCGGTATAACTTGCAGCCACATCGCCTATGAGTGTGTTCTCGGGGCTCCCTTGAGATACGGTGACGACTTCATTTTTATACGCCGACTCCCATATAAACGCCTCATTTCCGTACTTAACGGACGAGAGGTCTACTGATATGTTAACGTCCGATCCAGCGGTGATATCTGAAACCACCTCGGCCTGAGTCCAATCGGGCACCCAGAACCCATCCCCTCCATGGGCGTTGCGCATTAGGGTTCGTGCTATATAGGAATCAGCGTCGTCCATGTAGTGGGCGAACTGAAACGAACGTCTAGGTCTAGCCCTTAGCGCTATTCTCTGTTCAGCGGCCTTTGCCCTGAATACGTCTGTAGACCACTCCAGCCCCTCGATGATTGTCATGCGGGGGCGGAATGGCCATATTCTCCGTGTCATGCTCGAGCAAGCGCCTGGACCGTGGCCCGGTTTCTCTGAAGGTGGGCGAGGACTACTTTCTCCCCAGACTTACTACCAAGCCACTTAGTGATCTCCCTATCCCCCAAAGCTGCGATGACGCTGACATTCCCGCCACCGGACTCTGTTTGATGGTTGGGGACAATCGTCCCGCTAGCGGAAGGCATGAACACCTCCGGGCCGTTCTCACCCACCATGTAAGGGGTGTTGGCATTGACAGGCCCGCCATTAGCCCGGCCAAACAGGTTGCCGAAGAAGCTACCGAATCCCCCACCGACCGCGCCACCAGCACCACCGGACCCACCGGAGAAGATAGAGACGATGTTTTTAGCTAGGGCCTCAGCAGCCATACGAACAAGCAACTCCTTAAAGCGTTGCTCAATATTGTCAAAGTCGGAGAACAGCCTAGCTAGCGCATCTTCACCAAAGAACTTGTCCATAACAGAAGCATCTTCAGCAGGGGCTGTAGATTCCTGCATCATCTTCTTTGATACTTCAAACGACTCTTGCGCCTCCTGCCAGAAGGCGGGAATCTCGTCCTTAGTGCTTGCAAGCTCGTTTTTAACCTTTCTGGCGTTGACCGTTATAAGCTCTAAGCCATCACCGAACATGACATTACTGTATGTGGCCTTGTCGGTTTCCTTCTTGTAGTCGGCCATTGTCTTTGTGGTAACACCCACAAGCGCCGCCTGACTACCAATGTCGTTAGACATCTCCCGAAGAATGCGCGCAGACTCCCTTAGCTCGTCAGCCTCTGTGAAATCTCGCGTTAGTTCATTCCACTTAATACGTACATTTACGGCAGCAAGCGCGACATTCACAAACCCCTGCCTGATTCTTAGCATAGCCGCTTGGGCGAAGTTTGCGGCCTTGGGTAAAGCCTCTGCCATGAAGTTGGCAATGGCCTCAATCTCAGGGGCGAACTGTGCAGCTATCGTATTAGACGCGCCAGTAAAGACACCCCCCAATCTAGTAAAGGCGTCTGAAGCCCTCTTAGCCGCCGCTGCCGCACCATCATCAACAGAGACGCCTAGCTTGTCGGCTTCCTCAGCAAACCGCTGAATCCCCTCAGACCCGCCCTGCATTGTCTGAATAAGGGATACACCCTCGGAGTCAAACAGCTTCATCGCAAGGCGAACACGATCAGCGGGGTTCTCCACTTTCATGATCGCGTCAGCCAGGACTCTAAACTGATCCTCTGGCTTTAGCTGGTTCAGATCCCCGGCGACTATGTTGAGTTCTTCCAGCGCCCCCTTCGCCTCTCCTGTCCCACTAGCCGCCTCCGCGACCCTTCGGACCATCCTTTGCAGGCCCATGTTTAAGGTGGAGACACTTACTCCAGATTGCTCAGCGGCGTACTGTAGCTGTGAAAGTCCTTTAGTCGTGGCACCCAATCTAGTGGACAGGTCAAACAGTTCCGCCTGCCTGTCTAATCCCCTTGAGATAGTGGCAAAGGCACCACCCACAGCAGCGGCGAAGCCAATGTAAGCCCCCCTAGCATCCTTGAAGTGCTTCTTCGCCTTCTCGGAGAACGTGCGGTTCTGCCGCTGGGCCTTCTCCAGATCCCTCTGGTATTTGGCGGTCTGCGCCTCCAGCTTGACTACTAATTTTGCTAAGTCAGCCATTCTTCACCTTTGGTTTAGCCCGCGCCCGCAAGTCCCTGAGAAAGTCATTAGCACCCTCTCGACGCTTCTCGTATATGTCCCTGATAAGGAAATCTTCAGGTCTCATGGTCTTTTGCCGCTTACCCCTATGGGCGTTAAACAAAAGAGACGCGATGAGGGCTGAGTGCATATTGTCCCTAACAGGGCCGAAGGGTTCTATCTGGTAGAACGCCGCCCACTCAGTCAACTCACCACCACCCATGCAGTCGATTTCGGCAATGGTCTTTCCTAA